GAAAGATTGAGATCGAGCCGCGATGCCGACGACATACATTTCACAAGCTGGCGTGGTGCGTGTGGCGAGCGAGCGAGATCGCGACTGGCGAGCCCATTGCGCGCCTGCTGCGGTCAAAGTAACGATCTACCAGCTGCGGTCACATTTGCGCAGTCGCACGATTTGCGATGCGATGCATCAAGGGCTGCTGACGCATGGCGAGTATGTCGTGCGCAAATACGAGGACGAATACCGCGGGCTTGAGGACGGCTATGCCGTGTTTTACGGCTACGACGGTCTGCTGCCGCAGGTCATGCGCGACTACGCGGCAGTCGGCCGCGCGGCGTACATTGATTTGGGCTACTGGCAAAGATTGTCTGGCGGCAAACTCGCGGGCTATCACAAGATCGTTTGGAATGGGCGCCATCCAGAAAAATACTGGCGCAAAAATTACCCAACCGACCGGCTCGACGCACTCGGGGTCAAAATCTCCGATTGGCAGCCGAGCGGTCGACACATTGTGCTCGCCGGCATGGGCGACAAAGCAGCCGCGGTTTACGGGCTCGCCGTCGAGGCCTGGGAGCGCGCGATCATCCAAGAGATTAGGCGTCACACAACGCGGCCGATTGTTTACCGACCAAAGCCAAGCTGGAAGCAGGCGCGACCGATCGATAGCGTCGACTACGCTGCGCCGGCGGTGCCGATCGAAAATGTGCTCACGGGCGCGCACTGCGTCGTCACGCATCACAGCAATGTCGCGGTCGATGCGCTGGTGGCGGGCGTGCCGGCGTTCACCTGGCACGGCGTCGCGCGCGAGATGGCATTGCAGGACTTGACCCAGATCGAAAAACCAATCCGGCCGGAGAATCGCCAGCAGTGGGCGGCAGACGTCGCCTATCTGCAATGGACGGTCGATGAAATGGCCGCAGGAGCGCCGTGGGCGCATTTCCGGGCAGAGGGGCTAGTGCGGTGAGGATTAGGTTTTTCCACGGCGACAAGCCGCGAGAGCGCGTTTTCCGCGAATGCTTCGAGGCCGGCCTGCAAGCGCACGGCGACGAGCTCGAGGCGCGCAAGATCGGCGAGGAGTGCATAGTCTCGGATGCTGACGTCGCCGTCATGTTTGGCGTCAAGTCGCGCGAGCTCTGGCGTGCGCATGCGCGAGCCGGTGTGCGGGTCGTGCTGATCGACAAAGGCTACACTCGGCAGTCGCTGCCGGGCGTGACACATGGCTGGATTTACTGGCGAGTCAGCATCGGAGCGCATCAGCCGACGCATTATCTGATGTCGCAAAACCTATCCGACGATCGCGCACTGCGGGTCGGTTGGCGTCTGCGACCGTGGCGACGCGAGGGCAAGCACATCCTGCTCGCGGGCAGCAGCCAAAAATATCACGAGTTTGTCGAGCTGAGCGGCGCGACGGACTGGGTCACGAAGATCGTCAAGCGCGCCGGAAAATTGACGGATCGCGAGATTGTGTATCGGCCGAAGCCGTCGTGGCTCGATGCTGAGCCCGTCGACGGCGCGATCTTTCAAACAGACAAGACGCCGCCGAGCGAAGCGCTCAAAGGTGCTTGGGCTACGATCGTGCACGGCTCGAGCATTTGCGTCGAGTCCGTGTGCCAGGGCGTGCCGGTGATTGTGCTCGGCGATGCCGTCGCGCGGCCGATATCGAGCACGACGCTCGAGGAGATCGAGTATCCGAGGCTTGCGAGCGATGCCGAGCGCTGGCAGTGGCTCTCGAATCTGGCCTATCAGCAATGGACGCTGCGAGAGTTTTCGAGCGGCGAGGCGTGGAATTATCTGAGGCCGTTGGTGTATGGCACGCATTAGGATTTTAGGCGGCGGCTGGTACGGCTGTCATTTGGCCTACGCGCTTTCGCGCGAGCAGCACGACGTCGAGCTGCATGAGCGAGCGTCGACGCTATTTGCAGGGGCTTCCGGCGGCAATCCTGCGCGGCTGCACCTCGGCTATCATTATCCGCGCAGCAAAGCGACGCGCGAGGCCAGCCAAGCGCACTACGAGGCCTTCATGGAGGCGTACGGATTTTTGACTCGGCCGGTGCCGGTGAATATCTACGCGATCGCTGCGCAGGATTCTTTGATCGACTTTGACACTTACCGGCAGATACTCGCGGCCGAGGTGGAGTTCGTTACAATCCACGACCCGCGCGAATATGGTTTGCAGAATGTCGAAGGCGCACTGCTCACAGGCGAGCGGCATATTTTGGTCGACAAAAGCCGAGAGTTTTTCGCGCGCGTGCTCAATAGCATCGTGCGTTACAACACGCCGCTCGAGCCCGCGAAAGGATTCGACTGGACAATCGACTGCACATTTTGTGCGCGCGACGCCGAAAACATTGACCGCTACGAGCCTTGTCTGACCGTGCTGCTTGAGGGGCCGACGGATCGCGCCGTGACAATCATGGACGGACCTTTCGGATCGATTTATCCGTGGTCAGAGGAGCGCAAACTATCCTCGCTCACGAGCGCGAGTTTGACGCCGTTTTCGAAGGCTCTGAAATCTCACAGCGAGGCGCGCGAGATTTTGCAGTCGCTCACCAAAGAGGCGATTGAGCGGCGAGGCTTTGAAATGCTGCATCAGATGGCGCGATTTTGGCCGGCGGCGCTCGAGCTCTACAAAATCGTCGATCACAGGCTCACGATCCGCGCGCAGCCGCGCTCGGGCTCGGACGCCAGGCTCATCGAAGTCATCGAGACGGACGATCGGACGCTGCGCATTCGCGCCGGCAAAATCGATGCGATCCTGCACGCACGCGAGATGTTGAGACAATGGATTCCTTAATCGGCGTCACAGGCCGCCGCACGACGATCGTGCAAGAGCTCTCTTCACTTGCCGAGGTCGAGGCGATCATTGACGGCAAACTGCCGACGGGCGCGCACAAGTTTGTGCTGGCGGCGGGCGTCTTGCACGGCAAGCAGGCGCTCGATCAGACGCCGGTCGAGGCGTACGAGACGGTCAACGTCAACATGATCGCGCCGATCAAAATTTGCGAGAAAATATTGTCGCGGGTGCCGAATGCGCGCATTTGCGTCGTCGGCAGTCACTCGGGGATCGCGGGCAGTTACGACCATCTATATGCTGCGAGCAAGGCAGGCCTGCACAAGTACGTCGAGACGCGGCAGACACTGCCCGAGCAGCAGCTCGTCGCGGTCGCGCCGATCATCATCGCAGACAGTGGCATGACGATGCGACGCGCGGACTATCCGGCCGTGCTGTCAGAGCGCGAGACGGTGACGGCCGCGCGAGTCGCGCAGGTGATTTTTGACCTGCTGCACGACTATCCGATGCAGCGCAACGTCGTCGTGCCAGTGCGCGCATGCTGACCGTCTGCACAGGCTGGAGTCCCGCGGGCTGGCTCGAATACGGTGAGGCATTTGCGACGAGTTTCGCTCGCTACGTCGATCAGAGCGTCGAGCTCGTCGCTTACGTCGAGGAGCCGGTGGATCTCCCGCGCGGCGAGTGTCGCTCGGTGCTCGAGATTCCAGGCTGCTCTCAGTTTTTGACCAAATACCGCGACGACATGCGAGCGACGGGTCGCGAGGTGCGGCGAGATTGGAAACCGAGCGCGAAGGCGGCGGGCTACAATTTTCGGTGGGACGCGCGGAAATTTTGCCGGCAGGGATTTATACCGCTGGCTGCAGCGCTCGAGTGCAAAACGGAATATCTCGCGTGGTTTGACGCCGACGTGGTGTTCACAGCGGGCGTTTCGGCGCGCGAGATCGAGGAGCTGCTGCCGGCGGGCTACGCGATCGCCTATCTCGGGCGCCGTCGGTGGTCGGAGATCGGCTTTCAGCTCTACCGGCTGCCCGATGCGCTGCCGATGCTTGAGCGCTTCGCCGCGTACTATCGAGACGAGACGGTATTCGATCTGGATGAGTGGCACAGCGCTTTCGTCTTTGATCGAGCCCGCGAAGCATCGGGTGTGCCGGCACTCGATTTAACGCCGGGCGCAGAGGGCGAGATTTGGTCGCGCACTTACCTCGGCAGATTTTCGCAACATCTAAAAGGCAATCGAAAACAGCATGCGCGAGCCCTTGCAGGTCTACATAGGATTTGATCGCCGCGAGCGCGAGGCCTACGAGGTCGCCGAGTTTTCGATCCGCGAGCACGCTAGCGTGCCGGTGCGAATTACGCCGCTCAAGCTCGAGCAGCTTGAGGCGCAAGGGTTGTCGCTCCGGCCCTATCGTATTTTCCGCAACAGCGTCTGGGATATCATCTCGGACGCGCCGGTGAGCACTGAGTTTGCAAACAGTCGCTTTTTGACGCCGCTGCTCGCCCAGTCGGGCTGGGCGCTGTTTGTCGACTGCGACGTCGTCGTGCTCGATGACATCGCGAAACTTTTTGACCTTGCGATCGATCGCTACGCGGTGATGTGCGTGCAGCATCAGCACGAGCCGGTCGAGATCACGAAAATGGACGATCAGCCGCAGACGACCTATCCGCGCAAAAACTGGTCGAGCGTGATGCTTTTTAACTGCGATCATTCGAGCAATCAAAGATTGACGCACGCGATGATTAACAATACGCCCGGCCGCGACCTGCATCGATTTTGTTGGCTCGACGATCACGAGATCGGCGCGCTGCCGAGGGAGTGGAATTGGCTGGTCGGCGTGCAGCCGAAACCCGAGCGACCTAAGCTCGCACACTACACACTCGGCGGGCCGTGGATCGAAAACTGGACACAGGCAGAACACGATGCACTCTGGCTACACTGTCAAAATCGTTACCGCAGCGCCGGTTGAGCCGGTCGACGTCGCGACCGTCAAGACGCAGGGTCGCATTGATACCGCGCTCGACGACGACTACATCGAGGATGTAATCATCCCGACGGCGCGCGATCGAGTTGAGCAGTACCTGCGGCGCAGCTTAATCGACACCGTCGTGGATATCTCGTGGGATGGTTTTCCGTGGTATCGACTCGACCAGGCATTTTTGCTCCCTTGGGGGCCGGTTAAGTCCATCAGCTCGGTGACTTACCGTGACAGCAACGACTCGGTCGTGACGCTCGACAGCTCGCTCTATCGCCTCGAAAACATCAACGAGCCGGCGCGACTCGTGCCGAGCTATGGCAATCTTTGGCCGAATACCTCCGGCGGGATCGGTGGCGTAACGGTGCGCGCGCTGGTCGGTTATCCGCACGTCGCAGGCAACGCGCATCCGCCGGGGAGCCCAACGCCGACGCCGGCCGAGTATCGCGCCAACATTCCGCGCTCGATCATCCATGCGATCCTGCTCGACGCCGCGCACCTCTACAACAATCGCGAGTCAGTGCAGACGGTGATGGGCGGCTCTCTGGTGCAAATGCCCTTGGGCTGGGAGTCGCTGCTCGCGCCGTATAGGCTCATGACATGATCCGCTCGGGGGCGCTCGACAAACGGATTACGATCCAGCAGGCGACGCGCACGCGCGAGACCGTCTACGGGAGCGAGACGCTGACCTGGTCGACCTTTGCGACCGTATGGGCTGAGGTCAAGGAAGAGTCGAGCGTCGAGCGCGTGCGCAATGATTTGCGAACGCTCACGCGCGTCTCGTCGGTGATGATCCGCTACCTGCCAGGGCTGACGGCGCAAATGCGCATCGTCCTGCCCGACTCGCGCGTGATGCAGATCGTCTCGATCCACGAGGTCGGTCGCAAGATTGCGTGGCGTATGACCTGCGAGGAATACAGTGCTTGACGTCAAGGTCAAAGGTCTATCGGAGCTGCTCAAATATCTTGATCAAGTGCCGGTGAACATTGAGCGCAACATCGTGCGCGCGGGTCTACTGGCAGGCGCCAAACAGATTGCGGCCGAGGCGAAAGCGATCGTGCGCCGTGAGGCATATCAAAGCGGCGCGCTAGAGGACAGCATTCGCTCTGTGACTTTTGGAAAATATCGGCGCGGCGCGCTGCGTGGTCTGCCGGTGGCGGTCGTCGCGGCGGGCGGTAAGGTGCGTAATGTCCCTGGCAAAAAGACGGCGTTTTACGCACACATGCTCGAGGGCGGCACACGGCCGCATGTGATCAAGGCGCGCGCTGGCGGCACTTTGAGCGTCTTTGGCCGGCGCATGAAGCGCGTCAATCATCCAGGCATCCAAGGCCTCAGATTTATGGCGCGCGCAGGCGACACGCAGCAAAGAGCTGCAACGGACGCTTTTGCAGCGCGCATGGCGCACAGACTCGAAAAATACGGCATCGAGGTGCCGGACGACATCGCGTCGCTGGAGTACGAAAATGAGGGCTGAAAAGGTTGTCACCGCGCTGCTAGGTGCCGCTTCGGGCGTCACGAATCTCGTCGGCACGCGCATCCAGCCGTCGCCGCTCCCGGAGACGATTACGCTACCGGCGATCGCGACGCGGCATGTGTCGACCATCGATCTCGAGACCATCGACGCGCAGAGTTACGCGCTCGTGCAGTCGCGCATCGAGGTGACGGCGGTCACGAAGAGTTACGTCGCGCAGAAAAATCTGCTCGAGCAGATAAGGCTCGCTTTGCAGTACAAGCGCGGCACTTATGCAGGCGTCGAGGTCGTGAATATTACGCGCGAAAACTCGGGGCCGGATTTGAGAGACGACGAGAAAGAGATTTTTACGCAAGCCATCGATTTTTTGGTTATTTTCAAGGAGACCTAAGAGGACACTATGTCAACACCAGCCAGCGGCTTATTCAAAACTATCGCCTACAAAGCCGAGACTACGTTCGGCACGGCGCCTTCAGCATCGGGCGCTCAATCTTTGAGGCGCGTGCAATCGACGCTCGACCTCACCAAGGAGACGTACCAGAGCAACGAGATCCGTCGCGATTTTCAGCTCGCGGATTTCCGTCACGGCGTGCGTCGCGTCGAGGGTCGCATCTCGGGCGAGCTTTCGCCTGCGACCTACAAAGATTTTATCGAATGCGCGCTCAAGCGTAACTTTGCGGCGGTGACGCCGATTACGGGAGCGTCGCTTACGATTGCAGGCTCGGGGCCGAGTTACACGGTGACGCGCGGCTCGGGAAACTTCATCACCGACGGCATTAAGGTCGGCGACGTCATCCGTTTGTCGGTCGGCTCGCCGTCGCTGGCGGCAAACTACGGCAAGAATTTGATCGTGGTCGGATTAACCGCGACGGTGGCGACGGTCATTACGGCCAACGGCAGCTCGATGACCGCGGAAGGGCCGATTGCTAACTCGACGGTGACGGTGTTTGGAAAGAAGACCTTTATCCCGACCAGCTCGCACACCGACAAGTCTTTCAGCATCGAGCACTACTACAGCGACATCGTCAAGAGCGAAGTCTTCCGAGGCTGCAAAGTCACAACCATCGCAGTAGGTCTGCCGCCGACGGGTCTCGCGACGATTGACATCGATTTCATGGGCCAAGATGTCACGACCTCGAGCACGCAGTATTTCACTAACCCCACGGCCGCGACGACGACTGGACTGCTGGCGTCGGTCAATGGCGAGGTGCGCGTGGCGGGCTCGAGCGTCGCGACGCTCACGGGGCTCACGCTCAACATCGCATCGGGCTACTCGGGCGATCCAGTCGTCGGCAGCAACACCATCCCGAATATGTACCCGGGCCGCGTCATCGTCACGGGACAGGCGACGGCCTACTTTGACTCGACGACGCTGCGAGACGCATTCATTAACGAGACCGAAGTCGAAATCATTGGCGTCTTCACAACGAGCAATGACGCCGACTCGGATTTCGTGAGCTTCGTGCTGCCGCGCGTCAAGATCGGCGGAGCGAGCAAGTCGGACGGCGAGGGCGGGCTCATCCAGACGCTGCCTTTCCAGGCGCTCTACAACACGGCCGGCGGCTCTGGCACGACGAGCGAGCAGACGACGATCGTGATCCAAGACTCGGACGCTTGAGGACTCATCCATGACTGATATTTTTGACCTCGACGCATACGAGGACGTTGCGTCGGGCGACTATGTTGTCAAGCACCCCGAAACCAACCAGCCGACGCAGATCGTGCTGACGCTTGCAGGCCCGGAGCATCCGCAGCGCAAAAAGATCGCGTTCGCGCAGCAGCGTCGGCTGCGGAAAGTGCTGCAGCAGACAGGCAAGCTTCAGCTTTCGGACCCGGAGGAGGAGGAGAGCGAGGAGATCGATCTGCTCGTGAGCTGCACGCTCGCCTGGCGCGGGCTGACAGTCTCGGGCAAGGAGCTCGCGCACTCGGCCGATGCGGCGCGCAAGATTTACAGCGATCCCAAGCGCCGCTGGCTGCGTGATCAAGTCAAGCAGGCTCTCAACGAGCGCGAGCATTTTATCAAGCGCTCCGAGCCGGGCTGATCGAGGCAGCGGAGCGCGAGTATGAGTTGAGCGCCCGACAGGGCGACGGGGCGACGCTGCGGCAGCATCTGCAGCGGATGGCCTATGCATCGAAAAAGGTCGACGAGCGACTCGAGGCGAAACCGATTCATCGAGCCGTCGCCGGCCTGTGGGATTTTTTCTTGGCGCTGAGCGCGACACGTCGAGCGAGCATGGCCGCGCATGCTCTGACGATGACAGACATTGAGGCCTACGCGCGGCTCACGGGGATCACGCTCACGGACTGGGAGCTTGATGTGCTGATCGCGCTCGACGGCGTGGCGCTGAAGGCGGCGGCGAAAGAGAGGAAGAGCTAGGTGGCGGCAAGGATTGTCGGAACACTGCTGTGGGAGCTGGCGGCAGACATGGCCAAGCTGCGCGTCGGAATGGACGATGCTGTCAAGCAGGTCAATTCGGCGATGAAATCGATCGACGGCGCGATCGATATCGGCAAAAAGGCGTTCGGTGCGCTTGCTGCCGCGGCAGGCATTGCAAGTTTTGGGTCATTTGTAAAAAGCGCCATCGACGCTGCCGATCGACTCGCCGAAATGTCCGAGCGCACAGGCGTCGCCGCGTCCGAGCTCTCCAGGCTCGAGCTCGCATTTAAGCTGGGCGGTGTCAGCAGCGAAGGCATGCAGCAGTCGCTCGTCAAGCTCTCAGTGACGATGAACACCAACAGCGACGCGATCGAGCAGCTTGGGGTCAAGACCAAAAACACCGACGGCACGCTGCGCGGATCGAGCGAGGTGCTGCGCGACCTTGCCGACAAATTCCAAAACATGGATAACGGCGCGAGAAAAACTGCGCTGGCCGTCGAAATCTTTGGCAAGTCGGGCGCCGACATCATTCCGGTGCTTAATATGGGGAGCGATGGCATCGCAGAGATGACGCGCTTGTCTGAACGACTTGGCATCGCGCTTGACGATGAAGCCGCGAGCGCGGCGAATCAATTTAACGACACGCTCGATATTCTGAAAATGTCCGTCAATGGCGTCGCGCGCGGGGCGATTGCCGAGCTGATGCCGTCGCTGAATAGCATGGC